CCGCGTTTCTTCTTGCCTCCGTCACCCTGAGCATCAAAAGAGCTGTCAGGGCTGTCGTAGTTCCCAACATCTTCTTTACTCCTTGCATTCATCCATCCAGAAGCAATACCCATAGCGGCAGCCCCGGCAAGTAGTATCCACATCAACGGCCAATTGCCAGTTGCCGCGGCCTTGGCTGCACCTTCGAGCAATAACCACCCTATGCGCGATGTTATGTTAGCCATAAAAGCAGCTATATTCCCAGCCGCATCCTCTAAAAGTCCGTTGCCCAGAGCTATGTTTTCGCCTAAGTCTTTCCAGAAAGACATGTACGTGTCCATAGCCTCTTCTTTGACCATTTTATTCATAGCTTCTTCGTTTGCGTCAGTCCACCCTTTTAGAGACATCGTTGCGGTATCAAAACTGTCTTCGGAATCTGATGCTGTACTATTTATCCTCTCTAGTTCTATCCTGGCGCCGTTAGCTTCAACGGCTAAAATGTTAAATCTATCTGCGTATGTGCTTGTCTTCCCTGCGACTTTCTCGGTTTCGTCACCAGTGTCCTTCAATTTGTCAATGTACTCTTCGTTACCGCCAATAAGCGTTTCAAGTTTACGGATGAGCTCGGATTCTCTATCAGATAATACTCCATCCGCCTGTGCGAGCTCCCTTATTTGCTCCAGCGCGTCTTTACGCTTAACAAGCATAGTCTCATAAGCTTCTACTTCAGCCATTCCTGTTGTCTCATGAAGTTGCTTTAAAAATTTCCACTCGTCCCCTAAGTCCTTTAGGATGTTTTTTTGCTCTACAAATTTTTCGTTTGTTTTACTAGTTCCTATCTTCCCAGACGACCCTTGTCCCTCAAAGCGCATAGCTTTTTTGTAATCATTTAACTCTCTTTGAAGAGCTTTCAGCAACTCCCTAGATTCTTTGAGCTTTTCAGTGTCGGTACCTGAGCCCATATTCTCCATCGTTACGATATCATGCTTCAGCCGCTTGATCCTTTCTTCTAATACTAATATTTGATCTGTTGTATCTGCGGACCCTGTTTTTATAGCGTCAAGTGCATCTCTAAGATCGTTGCTTTTTTTCAGAGCTTCGGCCATTTCGCCGATAAGACCAGACCATGCGCTTTTTACACTTTTAAGCGTTGGTTTTAATGTCCTCCCGAGCTCTTCCATCAGTGACTTTGTATTTTCTTTAGCACGCCTCGACACGTTAGCATAAGAATCTTGTGTCCGGTTATAATCACCTATCGCATTTTCACTCTGCTCAATAGCTATCTGTAGCCTTGCCTCTGCCTCGGCTTGTAGTTTAGCTGTACCTGTTAAGTCGTCTTTTCCTTCTTTTGCGAGCCTCTCTTCTACTGCCGCTTGCCTTATAACTATCCCAAGCCCCTTGGCCGCCTCAGTCTCTCCTAGAAGCGCGGAGGTAAGCGCCCTGCTTGCGCCTTTTGCTCCGCCAGCGTAGTTACTGAATGAGGCTAAATCAACAGCGAGCTCCTGCACTGTATTGCTTAGTTGTAGAGCTTCTTCGTCTGCGAACCCAAACCCTGTAAGGATATCACCGGTGTTAGCAAGCAGCTCTTCAGCTGATGATGTAGCTATACCGAAAGAGTCAGCGAGCTCTTCTGCCATACCACGAGCTTTAGCCTCTACATCGCTAAAAGTGGTGCCGAATTTTGCACTGATCTCCTCCGCAGCAGAGGCGGCCGCGACGCTACTCACCGCAAGTTGTTTGAGACTGCTTGCGGCTTTCATAGCAAGCGCGGCTAATCCGACACCTCCGGCAACGCCGAGCGCAGTCTTCCCAATTTTCCCGATGTTGCTTATAGACTTACCGGTATTTTGAGCGTTGGTCTGTAGCCCCTGCAAACCCTTTTTGGCTGCGGTTGTGTCGGCTGTCGCCCTTATTTTTAGCTCTTCAGCTACCATTAATTCTTTCCTTGCTTACTGTTCATATACCTTGTATATTCATCTTCATATATATCTATTATGTCTATATATGTTGCGGGCTGGTCAGCCCACCCCCCGCTATAACGGAACCCGTACTGTCTGTATCTTGACCATTCGCGCCATTCAGATAGATGTTCAGTTATGATATCATTCATCCTGTTTCTCTGCACTTCCCACCTATCACCTACGACTTCAGTCCTGCTATCCGGTGCGTCCAAAAATGCTTTCTTATGCGTAACTGAAGCCTTGCCATCCAGTACTAGCCAGATGGCGATTCGTCGTTTTTTGAGTCAACCACCTGACTTGCATTTAGCAAGTACATTTCATATTCTGCCGTTAAGAGGGGGAAAGAGTATTGGTACAGCGTGTCTATATCCTCGATGTTTATTTTCTCCCCATTCTCGTCCTTGATAGACAAGTTTTCTATCTTTGTAGTTACAAGTTTTGCTATACCCTTCCCATCTTGGACATATTTCCTATTTAGCGCATCGCCGCCGGTTAGCTGCCCCACGGTTGCATCTTCTAAATAAATATAGTCGTCTCTCTCGTCGCTTGTCAAAAACCTGTGATGTATTTTAATCTGATCTTTTGCCGAAAGTTTGTCGTTTCCGCGCCACTTCGGCACATAAACGCCATTCTTTCTTACATTAACTTCCATACTCCCTCCATTAAGTTGTTAGTCCGCCTGAAATTTGTACTTCAGCCGAAAATGTTTGTTTGTCATTAACATTTGCGCCTAGGGAATACCCCGTAACGCACCCGCGAAACTTTTTGCTTTTCGCGCTTGACAGTTTCGCAATGAACCATGGCTTATATAAACTCCCCGTAGACAAGAACATCGCCTGTATTGCGTCTTGCCCTGCGGTTGTGCCCAGCTCAGTCGATGCAAGACTGCCTGAAAAACTAAAAGTCCCCCCTTTAGTCCCGTACTCATACTCCTTATTGGTGTCGCCAAAAGCTGTAGTCTCGAACGTGTCTGCGCTCATATTAAGTGTGAAGCTGTCTATTTCTGCAACTTTTGCAGCGTTAGAGCTTCCTGTAGAGCCCGACGCAGTCAGCCTTACTTCACCTTCGTATCCTTTTACTATACCCATATTATACTCCTGTTATGTGGTTTGTATGCCGCCGGATAGCTGTACTTCAGCCGAAAATGTTTGTTTATCATTCACATTTGCGCCTATGCTGTAGCCCGTAACAGTTCCGCGAAATACTTTGTCAGCCGCGGCCGTAGATAGTTGTAACCTAAACCACGGTTTTCTAAGGCTGTTAGATGCAAGATACATTTGCTGTATGGCGTCTTGCCCTTCAGATGACCCCAGCTCAGTTGATGCAAGACTGCCCGAGAAGCTCAGTGTCCCGCCCTTTGTGCCATACTCGTACTCTTTGTCAGTATCGCCGAATGATGTAGCTTCAAAAGTATCTGCGCTCATATTAAGTGTAAAACTATCGATCTCTGCCACCTGAACAGCATTGACATACCCCGTTGATGGCGCTAAAGAGGTCCCGATGGTCGAGTCCATAAGGACAGCGCCTTCGTATCCTTTTACTATATTGCTCATCCTATACTCCTGTTTGTTACGTATCGATGCCAGACGTCACCGCTACGGTCTTGTATACTCAATATCAGCCTCCAATATGTAATGATACATATTTTCATAATCAGGATCGCGTAATTGCCGCGGACCCCTACATTCAATATTGACTATATGTATGCCGTCCATACTCCCGTTAAATCTGTTTAGCTCTGAGATAATACCATCTGAGATATCTATCCCTTTATATCTATCGTCGCTCCAGATGTCTATCTGCGTCAAAGGCTGTGAGTCGTTAGAGCCGGTTCCGCTCTCGAAAGATAAGGATAAGTTCTCAGCATCAACGTTTGAAAACGTCACATACGGCGTTGCTTGTGTTGTTGGCGCCTGCATAAAATAAGCACCCGTCGCAAGCCCTGTTCCCGTAACCGCTGTTGATGCATTCAAAAACGTATATATAGCCTGTTCAATACTGTTACTTGCCACGCTGCAATCCCTCTCTTATAAGATTCTCAAACAGTTTTGTAACTGCCTTTCTGCTTCTCCTTAGCGCCGGACGCAAAAACGGCCTTGCCCTCATTTTGACAGTTCCGTATTCATGATACGGCGCATACTCTACGGCGCTCCCGATATCAACACTATACTCGGTATTCGGCTCGCTTATCTTATCATCTGCGGCTGCCGGGGCGTCAACGCGTGAGCCGCCATTGTGCGTTTGGTATGTAATAGATCCTCTCAGTCGCCCGGTGTCTATGATCCCTTGTCGTTTANCATTCTTTAGCGCTTCGCCTTCTATATGTATACCTGCGCTCTCGGTAAACCGGTCTATAATTGAATCGAAAGCTTTGTTATAGTTTTTCTCTCCAACTGTGTTTTTTATTACCTCAATATTCATACGCTATCGCTCTTTAGAAATACAAGCTTATGGTGTCCCATGGAAAATGTGTCCTTAACAAACTGCACAGTATAGTTCTTGCTCTGATACTCTATGATACTATCGTTAGTCACCGGTACCGTAGAGGCGCAGAATAGTTTATAGTCGGCAAACGTATATTGCTTGTCAGCCGACAATCGTTCAGAGCCTCGTGCGGGGTTCACTGCGCCTGTATATGCTGTGCCTGTCGACAAACTCGGTTCACTCCCCCACCCTGTAGAAGTTGTCCGAGTTTTTATGATAAAAATATTATTGTAATAATCCTCTATCATGACATCCTTGCCTTGACATAACCTGCGCTTTTAAGACCGTTTATTATAGATTGCGGGTAACCATACGTACCATCGGCATACGTTATTGAATAATCGTCTATGCTCTCGCTTTTAGCAATATTCCCCTTAGCCTTGTTAATTTTATGCCATACCATTTGCGCGTAGTACGGTTTTAAGGCCTCCGGCCATTTCACTTGTGCAACCGTTACATATTCACCGGTTGACTCGGCAAGAACACCGCCGCTTGTCGCGAGTGTAAGCACCCCGGAAGATACGGATGCAAGTTCATAGTGCCCGTCGTTATGCCGTGAGCCGTGGATTACTATGTCACGGCTTGCCACAAAAGAAGCATCGTCTACCGTGTCTTTAAACTCCGCACTTCCCTGTTTTATTTTATCGCCGTCCCCTGTGGATTCAGTTATCGCTATATCCGTGCCTTTGACATACACTTTGCGAAGGAAAAAACTATTGTTGCATACATCAACAAGATCATCCTGGACAATCGGACGTAGGAGGTTTATCCGTGCATCGTAGTTAGTAGAGGATATCCCTAACAGTGTTTTTATCTCTGCTCTTGTAGCTATCATTTATTCATCCTGATAATAAGATAGATTCCAGCTCATTTTTGTGCCGTCTGTTGTCGGACTGTAGTAGAACCCATACGTATTGCTTGATGCCAAAATAAATTTCATTTTTCGCCCAGCTTCAAATCCAATACTAAACTTCCGCCCGCTCCCAGGGACATACTCGTTAACTAACGTTGTGCCGAACTCTCTCACAGCAGCCCCTGTTGAGCTCAATTCAGGATTCAGCGAAAATGCGGCGCCACTCCCTACAAGCACGGAGTCTTTGTAGTTTCTTGCATTCAAGGCCGTACCCGTGGAGGCCGTTGCAGTAGACGAAAACACCGGATTCCTGAAAAGCTTAAACTCTCCGCTCCCGGCAGTCCGCAACGTAGCAAACAGGTGCATTTCGGCACTCGGTTTAATATGTACAAATGACCATCCTGTCGATTGCGCAACTGTATCAATCGTCGATACTACATATGTTTTGCCATCCTGTATATAAATATCATCAACCGTCATCGACCCTTGGACGCCTTTATTTTTCGATTCATATATATTACTCATTTATTGCCCCTTGCTTTAATAGCCCGCCCTTGCTCGGCGGCCCTCTCCCGTGCGGCTTCGCGGCCTTGAGAATCGCCCGGCGCGTAGGTGTAGCACGTCCCGCTCTCTCCCCATTTATAACCAGGCTTCCCGTTTTTAACGCATCGCTGCACTGGCATATACTACCTCTCATACATCCCAAGAATAAACTTTCCATTCTCTATCGCTCCCGTATACTGCTGTATTACTGCATCAATCTGCGCTTTCTGTTGCTCCAACTGTGCTTTTTCATTCTGTAGGTCTTTCTGCCGGTATTTTAGCCTTTCCTCCCCAGGTGAATACTCTTCGTACCCGTACAGTTTGGTTGCTTTAAGCATATCGGCTGCTGGCGGGATATAAACTTTAATCCCCATCCCCTCGGCAAGCCCAAGAAAATATTCACAGCTCGGCATCTCATCGGCGTACTCGGAAGTCGTCACCATGTGTACCCCGTAGAAGCTGATCTCTTTGTATCCCTCTTCTATTGCTAACGCTATAATCCAACTAATCGAGTTAGTCATATAATCGCGGTATTTGTTGAGGATAGTTCCTATCGGATACGGTATACTATTCGGTACTTCAGGGTTGTGCTTCTGCATATACACCGGCACCCCGCGCTCATTCATGAGCGGTATACGGCTTTGAAAGTTCTTCCATCTACGATCGCAGTGTAACTCGAATATTCGTGTTACCCTTTTTACCGTCTGCTTACCGTGTGTTATCGCTGATGAGACCGTCCAAATATCATAACTCTCATCATGAAACGGTGCATCTTTCATCGTGTTAGCTGTGCCTAAAATAACCAACTTGTCATTCTTACGCTCTTTTCTATTCTTCTCAATTAGTTTTTCCTCGGTCGGTCCCTTATAGCCCGTCCAACCTTTTTGAACTTTCCGAACAAGTGCGTCAACCGCCCTCGCTCCGGGGTAGTTCCTGTCATACACCCATTCCGTGTCTCGTAACACCGCAGGTTTTTGCGGTTTCTGTTGTTCAGTTTGAACCTCGTTAGTTTCAACCTGTTTAGTCATTTTATCTCCTTTCAAAATATGACGGGGCCGGAGCCCCGCCGTTAAAGTTTATGCTCCGTAAGTGCTGTAAGCTCCCGGGAGCCCAAATGCTTCAAGTCTTGCTATAGCGACTTTCGATCCTCCTGTAGTTGCTTTAATATTGAACTTAAACCCATCAACACCGCCGCCGGTCGTCCTGAATCGCGCGGATTCAAAAGGGCCAAGTATTTTGACAGAATTTGTACTGCCTATTGTAGCGCCTGTTTCGCCGGAAGAATCAACAACTAACGTTACAGCTCCCTGCCCGCTTAATACACCCCAAGTAGACTGTCGGTAGGTAATCGTCGCTGTTGCGCTCGACCCAAGGGTATCTAAGACAAGGAAGAATTTGCTAAAATCTTTAAGACCATCAGTTGTCGGAACGACAAAAGTTGTTCCCGCGGTACTTACCGTAGCAGCTGGTGTCGCTTTCCGCTTCGTGTCATATATCGTATTTAGCGATAGTTTATTGAAATTTACTTTAGTAGCAGCCATATCTTTACTCCTTTATTATCCAGCGTAGCAGTACAGTGTGCCGAGTGCTGCCGGTTTTACAACCTTAGAACCATACAAGTACAATCCTTTGACAGCGTCAGCAAACCAGTTTTCTGGCCTGTACGCCTCAACTTTATTGATCTGCGATGCATGAGTTATCGCATCGTTAGTCCCGAACATTACTCGATAATGAGTTGAACCCTGTGACACGTTATTACTCATGTAAAAATTAAAACCTAACGCGCTACCAATCTTGCCTGTTTTTAGTGCACCGCTGTTAGGGTCATCAAGATAATGCCCGCCGGTTAAAACGTGTGCCTGCGTCAGTCGTCTCATAAACCACGGCGGCACAACCATCCATCGGCCATCGCCAGGAACGTTGCGCTTATCCATCTCTTCGCCCATATCAAGCACGTACTCTGCTATATTAGTCGATGATACCTCCATAGCTGCGCCAGTCGAGCCGTTACCCGTAGACGTGGTGTACCCGTGCT